CACTTCCCGGTAGTGGTCGGTCAGAAGCCCAATACACCGCGCCTTGGTAATTCCATTTATGTTCACAATTGCTCATTTTCCCATCTCCGTCTCAAAGGCCGCCGAACCCGGCGTTCAAGCGGATGGCGCTAAAGCGCCCCCGCTTAACTCTACGTTATACATCTTCTTGGTTTACCCATCCGAACAATCCCGCACTCTCACCGCAACAAGCGCATTTCATCCTCGGGAAGCTGCTTTTTTCTTGTTCGTAAACAACTAACCATGATTTATTATGGCAATTTTTACAGGAAAGAAATTCAACAAAATCTGTATTTACACTGTCGTTTCTGTGCGCCAAAAATACAACATCGCCCATATAATCCCCTGTTATGTATAACCTTACATTCAACCGGACGGCGCTAAAGCGCCTCCGGTTAATTACACGTTATACGGCTTCAAGTTCCAGCACCTGCTGCGCTATCCGCCGTTCCGCAATCGCGCAGTATTCCGGGTTGATCTCCAGCCCCAAAAACCTGCGCCCCAATTCCTTCGCTGCCTTTGCTGTCGTACCGCTGCCGCTGAACGGATCAAGAACCAAGTCGCCTGGGTTGCTCCATGTGGCAATGTGGTCGATTGCGAGTCTCTTGGGATACATTGCCGGATGGTCTGTTTTGTCTTCTCCTGCTTTCGTGTATCGCCAGATATTCCCGCGAACCTTATCGTCCTTCACTTCTGAATAAACACCAAAATCCTTGCTGCTCCCGTTCCTTATATCTTGGCTTTTCTTTTCTCCTGCCCCACGGTGTCGCATTGTTCCAGCAGTAACGCTTTTCTCTGTCAGTGCATTCCATGTTTTCGGCGCACCATTGGAAAGCACAAACATAAATTCTGCTTTTTGTTCGTATCTCCTATCGTTCAAAGGCGGTTTATCAAATTCATAAATCATCGTGTCGTGCAAGTTCAATCCCAGCCGCTTGAAGTGCAGCGCCTGCTCCATGCTGCTACCCGTCTCGCTGCCGTCCTTAGTCGCATCGGCCACCACCCACACGATCACGCCGCCCGGTTTCAACACGCGCTTCAGTTGCCACGCCACGCCGAAGAAGTCCCAAGAGTGGCCTCCGTAGGTGCGTAGGTCATCGTATGGCGGGCTTGTCACCACCAAGTCAACGCACTCCCTCGGCAGTTGTCCGAGTAAGTCGCAGTTATCGCCGCAATGAATCTTGTCTAGTTCCAGCATCTTCACTCCGTAGTTACCGCCAGCCGTATAACACGGCGGTCAACAGCGACCGCTTTCAGCGGCGCGTTACCTTAGTCGTTAGGGGCTTTGTATTGCTTGCGCAAAAATTCCTTTTCTTCGTAGCCAAAAATCGTACCCGGCTCTTCCTTGTGTGGTTCTGGCTCCTGCTCCCAATTCGGAGACTCTCCAAGATTGGATTTATTTATCCACCAATATCCGGGTTTTGCTTTAGTTTTCATCATTTCTTGGCTATTCATGTCCGTTCCTTTTTTTCTAGTTCCTGGGCACCTAACTCATCCATCAACTCGGACGCGCTGAAGCGCGCCGGTTATGTCAAGCGTTAGAGCGCATCCGTATCAATGCCGCCATCTTCTGCCATTTCGCGGAGTCCGGGCTGTGCATCACTGCCATTCTCGGGTTCCGTACCGCGTCTAGTACGTGCTGAAATGCAGCTTCCGTCATGGCGAGTTTAGCGCATTCTTCGCGCTCAATCTCTCGGGCAGCATTCCACGTCACGCGAGCAAGTTGCATCAGTCCAATTTCTTCCGGGTCAAAGTTCGCGGTTTGCTTGGCCCACCATGCTTCAAAATCCATGTTCTCTCCTAGTTGAAACAGCGCTCTAACACGGCGGTCAACAGCGACCGCGCTGAAGCGCGGCGCGTTACCTTATGCGTTAGGGGCCTAATTGTTTGCCCGCCATCCACGGATCAACTTCGCGCACTCTTGCGCACCCACTTTGCATCCGTGGCGATTCTGGTACTCACAAATCCGCGCCCACTCTATGCACTCTCTCGAATACACATTCTCAGCATCTACCGCACATGCACTCCAGCCGCCCCATGCCGCATCAGTGCTCATCGTCCGGTAGTCGCCTTCGTCTGTCCGGTCAATATTCCAACCGTTCGACTCGGCCCATTTTTCAAATCTGGTGCGGGTTGTCATTAATAGCCCCATGAAATGCGAAAGTCGATCAACCACAACGACAGCACAAATTCATTCCCTCCGCCCATCACACCAAAGGCAAACAGCGGCCATTTATGGCGCAGCGGTTCAACCTTGAATTGCAAACTTTTTCGCATGTCTTTCCTCTCTCTTATCAACCGCACCCATAACTCGTCGCTCAAGCCGACCTGTCGCATAAAGCCGCGCCAGGCGGCTTAGCTAGTCGTTAGGCACATAAACCCAAATGGTGCTGCCAAAGTCTTTCGGGTCATCACGCCGAAACAAAACGCCGTTCTCCGGTTCGCCGTCATAGAATGGAACGCCAGCCTTCCGGCACTCGCGCTCAACCCATTCAAAGTACGCGGCTATTCCGCCAAGCACGGGCGCATCTTCAACGCGCAACCGCACTTCAATTTCTTTGCTCATTCCGCCTCCATGCCTAACATTTGCGTCAACGCGGACGCTTCGCAAGCTCAGCGCCGGTTACGCCAACGTTAGGTACTGATACATTCACGATTATGGTCAATTGCGCTTTCAATGCCGTATTTATCCCAACACTCTTTGCACAAATCAGTTTGCGTGTATGGGAACAATTCTTCTGGATCGTTTGTTGCTATGGAAATCGAAATGTATACCGCATCACGAGGCTTGTTTATCCCGCATACGCAACAATTCTTCCGTCTCCAACCATTAGGTTCACAAAAATTACACACAGCAATCTCCTTTCGCGGAGCCTAACCCCGCATTGAACTGTGACGCTGCTAAAGCGGCGCACGTTAATTTAGACGTTAGGCATTGCCGGTCACTTTTGCGTAGTGTTCCAGCCTCGAAGCAATTGCGCGCACATCAGCATCTTCGCCACGAATAGAAAACACACGGGAAATCCATCCCTTTCCTTCTCGAAATCTAATTTTTCTACCGTGGAATATTTCACTTTCAAGCATTTCTCGGATATTCCTGCAAATCAGTATCCCCGCTGAAAATTCAAAACTGCTTTCGTTCATTATTCTTCTCCAAATTTTCCTAACAGCAACATTAGCGCACGCTTCACGCTCTTGCTTCGCCCCTTCTTCCCAGGCTTCCTTACAGACTAGATACCTTCCACTGCCCATGAAAATATTATGCTTATCTGCCCACTCTTCAAACGTCATTTTGCACCGCAAATTTAGCATTGCTAATCAAATCTTGGGCGCTATCCTTGGCCGCTTCAAGGTGTTGTTTATCCACGCCGACAGATAGGCTCAACCCCTCTAGCTCTATCCAGATAGATTTTAAGGCGCGTTCAATAGAGCCAATTGCGTTTTTGTGGTCGTTTGTCATTTGATCACCAGTCGGGTTGATTGCTCTAAATGTGCGCCTGGTACGTTAAATCCGTCCTTGATTGCTTGGGCGATTAGTTTCTTGTCTGGCGCTGGCGGCGGCACTTCCGGCTGGCGCATGTAATCGGCTGGCAATGTGCTTGCGTCATCAATTACTACGCTTGGCGGATTGGATTGGATAGCCAGCTTGAACCACGGAGAATCAATCTTGCTGATGCCGCAGCGTTCCATATTATCCTTGAGATAGGCGCGGATTCGTTCGGCGCGTTTCTCAATGGCTTTTCTGCGTGCTGCCATTTGGATTTCGGCTTCCTTGATTGCGTCTGCGCTGCTTTCCAGGTTGCGCACGAAGGCGGCCACGCTGGTGCATTTCTCTTGCAATTCGCCTTCCAGCCCTTCGAGCGTGTCGTCTATGGTCTGGTCGTCAAGATCAGAATCAGCCAGCTTGAGGAAGGCTTGCTCATATTGTCCTGCCAGTTGGTACAAAGCTAGATCGTTCATGTTCTGTTATGGCGCGACTTATTAGGCCGCGCCAATCCAATTAGAAATTAACGTCAGACTCGAAATCGGCAAACGGGTCAGCCGACTTGCTTTTCACTTGACCCCATTCCGGCGCTGCCATGATGGTTGCCTTGAGTTTTTCGCCAAAGCCGTTAAACATTTCCATGTCCGGGTTGTCAATGTCGAATACCTGGATTTCGTTGATTCCGTCCGGTTTCGGCATCCCCTTTGGCAGCGGCATGATGCTAGCGATATTGGCGTATTCGTTGCCGTTCTTGCCGACCTCATGCACGATGTTGAGCATACAGAAAGCGCCACAGATTTTAGTTAAGTCAAAATTTGCTTCTTCCTCTGGCGTGAAGGCTTTACCGCGCCATGCTTCTAGGTCTTTACGCATTTGCGCTTTTTCGTGCAGGCTGACCGTGTAACGCTTGCTGACCGAATATGGGCGTCCATCTTCCATCTTGTCGTCGCCTAGCAATTCCCAGGCAAACATAACTTTATGCTGCTGCTTTTTCTGCCCCTGAAATTCCGTTTCCTGTGTTCCCAGGTCGATGAGCCGGTAACAGCGAGCAATATGCACGCCATGGGGTGTTAGCTCGAAGTTGCTGCCGCTGTTGGTTGCTGTCAGACCCATGATAATTTCCTTTCGTTTCGTCGTTAAAAATCGCGTTAAATTGCTCTTCCATGCCTACCGTTTGAAACCATTGCATGCCGCCATCATCCATATTTCACCCCTCTATTCCGGGTTCACGTTTCCACATCTTGCAAGCTTCAAAAGGCTTGATTCGCCAGTACCAGCAATATATTCCGTCACTTGTGCCAATGCTGTGCTTGCAATTTTTGCAGTTTAGTTTTTTGGCTTTTTCTTGCGTTTCCATGCTTCGCTTTCGGTGTATCTGTGGCCACCTTTATAGGCAGGGTGCAAAACGTACTTTTCACCCAAAAACGCTAGCGCCTGTTGCAGCTTTTGCTTGTGCTGTTCAGTTAGGTTATTCATCAAACTCTCCCATCAGCCGAGCAACAGGAAGCGCAACGATTACGCCGACAACGAACCACATTCCAAGCACGATTAAGAAATCCATGATTAACTCCCAAGTGCGTTTAAACGTGCCCTTGCTTCTTTCAATAGCATGATGGCTGTCTCGATTTCATCTTCAGCTATCATCGGATAAACAAGCGCTTCAGCAACTTGCTTGTTTACCTTGACTAGCAGTCCGGTAATTTCAGATCGAGCTTGCTGCATTTCGTCTTGTACCGCTTGACGGAGACCGACCAGGCTTGTGTAGGTGTCCATTCAATCCTCCATCGCGTTATTTGCACAGGTTGTAGCGTGATCCCGAGCAGCTTTATTGAGCATCGCTTCAATATGGAAGCTAGCCGCTGCCCATTGGCCGCGATATACCAAGGCCAATAAGGTGGGCATCATTTCCTCGGTCTGCGCTGCTACGTCTTTCCAGTCAATATTTGCCAAGTATTCCTTGGCTTCGCGCTCAAATACTTCGTCGTACCATTCTTGACGAGCAATGCCGCGTTCTAGGTTGATTGCACAGCTATTTGCGATACTCATTTTTCACCCCTCCAAGTTCGTTGTGGAGCGCCTTCTCTCAGGCTGTCATGGCGCTTTCGGCTCACCATTGCGGCATTTACGCTGGATGCTTGCGGCCTGTCAGGTTCAGGCTTCTAAATTCGATGCTACTTGCTGCGCCCTGTGCCTTTGTGGCACTCCTAGAATCCATTGCTGGAAACCGTGGGTAGGGGTTAATCCCTACACGTCTATGGACTTATGCTTGCGCTGCCATTCCGGGGTTGTGTTCAACTACTCAATGATTCACACTATAAACGCATTAATGCCATCTGTCAATAAACACGTTAATATTTTTTACACAGGACGAAAAAAAACCGCAATCGTTGCGGTTTGTCTAAATACTGACGGGCTTAAAAAGAGGCTTTGCTTTTGTAACTGGCCAAATCGATTAGATTGTCATGGAAATATTTAGGCTGTGATGCAGAATCGGCAAGGTTTAACAAAATGCTTTTTTGTTCAACGCTTAGCAATCTGAAATATTGGATTAACTGTCGTTCTTGTTCGTTTAATCTGGATTGGTAGTACACATCCCCCCCTTTTTTTGATTTATTTGAATTGCAAAATGGACAACAATTCTAATGCAGGGTTGAATGAAATGTAAAACATTGTTAAATATATAGATAGTATTTAGATTTTGTCCTTTTTGTTTCCTTTTCCGGTCTCGCTAGCGGCTAGCTCAAGCAATTTATCTATCATTTGTCTGTAACCTGTCGAGGTATTTGAATAGATGTAAGCAAAACGCTCTATTAAATCATCTGGCATTTGCTCATCTATTTCTTCCGGCCCCGATCCTGTCTCTAACCATAATGCATTGCATTCAAGCGCCTTAGCTAGTTTTGCAATATTCAAGGATTTGCTCGTACCCTGGCTTTCTATGATGCTAATAAGCGCCTGAGTCACGCCAGCCAGCTTTGCAAGTTCAGCTTGCGAAAGATTCCGCTTGAGCCGCCGTTTTTTACACGTGTTCCCAATGTAGTCATTTTAGCATCATCCAACAATAAAACATTAATAGGTTTATTGACAAAAAACATTAATGGGTTTATAGTGCTAATCATTATGATGAACTTCCAAAACATTATTCAAGAATTAATAAGCGTTGGCCTTTCCCAAAATTCAATTGCGGAGAAGGTAAACGTCACTCAGCCACTTATCAGCCAGATTCTTAACGGCAAGACTAAATCTTGCACGTATGAGGTAGGAAACCGGCTAATTGAGCTACACAAAAAAACATTTAAACAGAAACGAAACAACTAGAGCCAGCGCTAACAAGCTGGCTTTACTTTGTGCTAGTGCAACCTGTAACACAACAAGTAGGACAAGGGGCCAGCCATGAATTGTTTTAATGACCGCAGAAAGTTTTTACCAAGAGCGCAGCGTGAAATGCCGTTTTTGCTTGGTCTTGAGCCGGTTAAATGGGTTCCATCCGATACCGTATTCGCACGGAATTTCGGCGTACATGCGCCACACATGAGCCGTTTTGTTAATCCAGACAGTAAAGCGCCGATGGAATTGCACCCTGACCTGATACCGGATTTTGAGAGCTACACAGGATGGCGCGGTATTACTCAATATCTGGCACGTATAAGCAAGGTTACGTTAATGGAGCAGGTTATAGAAGCTAGGAGGACTGCTTAGATGGCCGGGGATTGGATGAAAGTCGAGCTTGAGCTACCAGATAAACCGGAAGTTCATGCGTTAGCAGGAATTCTTTGTATAGACCCTGATTTAGTAGTAGGTAAGTTGCTTCGTGTGTGGCAATGGTTCGATAAACATACCGTAGATGGTAACGCTTTCGGCGTTACATATTTGATGATTGATCGTATCACCAGCGTTGCAGGTTTCGGTGAAGCGATGATGTTTGTTGGTTGGTTAGAACAAAACGACAAGGTTTTGACTATGCCTAAATTTGATCGCCATACCTCTGCAAGCGCCAAACAACGGGCTTTAACGGCCAAAAGGGTGGCTAAAAAACGTAACGCTAATAGTAACGATGAGAGCGTTACATTAGCGTTAGCTAGAGAAGAGAAGAGAAGAGAAGATATAAATATAAATACCGGAGAATCCTCGCCCAAAAATTCAAATCCTGAAAAACCAAAAACCTCAAAACAGAAAAACAAGAAAACACCACTACCCGAATCGTTCACGATTTCTGAGAAGGTTACTACTTGGGCGACCTCTCACGGTTACGGGAGGCTTGAAGAGCGTTTAAGCCATTTCGTCGGAACAGCCAAAGCAAATGGTTATACCTACGTCGATTGGGATCAGGCGTTTATGAACGCTATCCGAGACGATTGGGCCAGGCTTAACGGCAAACCTTCTGCAAGGGCTTCGCCAGACTGCGAGATTTTGCCCAATGGCATGAAACGGTCTGAACTCAGCCCAGAGCAATGGGCTTACGCGAAACAAACGGGGATGATATGAGCGCTGACGAGATTATTTCTAGGCTTTCCAAGGTTAAAAAAACCGGCCCCCGGTCTTGGGTTGCGTGCTGTCCTGCCCATAACGACCGAAGCCCCAGCATGACAATCCGCGAAACTGACGATGGCCGTGTTCTGATTCATGATTTTGCTGGTTGCGACCCCTTGTCGATCCTGCAAGCAATCGGACTTTCGTTCGAGTCGCTGTTTCCGGTTGAGTCTCGCTGGGAACATTCGAAAGGCGAGCGCGTGCCGTTCAATCCGCGTGATGTACTCCGGGCTTTGTCGCATGAAGTTTTCATTGTTGCTCTGGCGTCTTGCGGCTTGGCGAAAGGTAAGGCTTTGCCCGAAATCGATCATCAACGGCTATTGCTGGCTGTAAGCCGCATTCACACCGCAACCGAGGCTTGCCAAGCATGAACGAAAACACCCTAGACAAAATCGCCAGTATTTTTCCGAACCGCTTAAGCGTGGAGCTTGATTTAAACCCGTACATGACGGAGGAAGTAAAACACCGCGTTAAGCCAGCCAACGAGTACCAGGATGAGCTAATCACGCTGCTGATCGGTGAGGATTTGAGCCAAAAAGGCACGCCTCTACCGTGGAATGCATTGACTGGGAAATTCGAGTTTAGACAACACGAACTAACCCTTTGGGCAGGTTACAAGGGTCACGGTAAGTCTGCTTTGCTTTCCCAAGCACTAAACGCCTGCATGATTCGCGGTGAATCGGTTTTTATCATAAGCCCGGAATTTAGACCGGCAAAAGTTCTTGAACGTTTGCTTTACCAGCGGCTTAAAACCCGTGCGCCAGACCGTGAAGAATTGCTTGAATGGATGGGCTGGATTAAAAAATTACTCTGGTTGTATGACGTGCAAGCCTCACTCAAACCGAATGACGTGATTGCTTTATGTCGCTACGCCGCGAAGGAATTAGGTGTTAAACACATTCTGATTGACTCGTTGATGAAGTGCGGAATGGCTCCTGATGATTACGCCGCGCAAAAAAACTTCATCGACAAAGTTCAAAACGTGGCTCATACCCACCCGCTACACATTCATCTTGTAGCGCATGCCAGAAAGGCAACCAACGACGAAACACCACCAAAACTACATGACGTTAAGGGCGCCAGCGACCTAGTTGACATGGCCGAAAACGTGCTGTGTGTCTGGCGTAACAAGCCGAAGGAAAAAGAACGCTCTGTAGGCATGAGCAACAAGCTACAGGACGAGCCAGATGCATTACTGATTGTGGAAGCGCAGCGCAACAGTGAAGGCTGGATAGGCACCACGCCGCTGTATTACGACCCTGAAACCATGCTTTTCTACGAGCGCGGCAATAAGCCAGAAAGGTCTGAATATGTCAAATTCTAACCGTGTACCACGTCAATTTGCAGCCGATTTTGAACTCGTAGCGACGCACTACCAATTGCGCGAACTCGACGAATACGAAACCGCCAAGCAAGCCGCAAGAAACGATTTAGACAATGCGATTGTTTGTTATGCAGCACTAGCTAAGGAGATTCAACAATGAGAAAACCGCAAGTACAAATTTTGCTTAACCACTTCAAACAGAACAGGCCGCTAACTGCTATGGCTGCGGCAAAAAATTATGACATCACAAGCTTTCACCGCCGCTTAACTGACCTAAAACGCATGGGTTGCCGCTTCAAATCCGAGTGGCGGGAAGAGCTAAACCAATACGGGCAGTTAACGCGATTCAAGCGCTATATGCTGATTTCTGGCCCACGCAAGCAAGCGTGAAGCGTATCTATCGCCTAGTACACCAGGAAGCCAGGCAACGCGCCGCTAATGACTGCCTAAACGCACCAGACGGGTACATGGTGACAGTATCGGAGCAAACCAGAAACCTTGAGCAAAATGCGAAATTATGGGCGCTTTTGGCCGAGGTGGCCGATCAAGTTGACTGGTACGGCAACAAACTCAGCGCAGAAGATTGGAAGTGCGTCTTTAGCGCGGCATTGAAGAAAGAGCGTGTTGTACCGGGCATCAATGGCGGATTTGTGGTGCTTGGGCAATCAACTAGCAAGATGAGCAAAAGCGAGTTTTCGGAATTGATCGAGCTGATCCACGCATTCGCGGCAGAAAAGGGCGTTAGTTTTGCGCAATAGCGAACGCATACACATGGCAAGAGTCGCGCAGTTGCCATGCTGCCTCTGTGGAGCGCATGGCGTGCAAGTGCATCACATCCGCGAAGGACAGGGGCTAGCGCAGCGTGCGGATAGCTGGCTAACCATTCCCTTATGTGTTGACTGTCATACCGGGAAAAACGGCATACACGGAGACAGGGCAATGCTCAGGATTATGAAAACAGACGAGCTTGGTTTGCTTGCAAAGACCTTAGAGGTGCTTTATGGCGTGTAAGCATTGCCGCTACAGCATAGGTGCGGATTCTGGCTTGTGGTGCTGGCTGTTTGGAAAACAAGCGTTAGAAGCCTGCAAGAAGTTTGAACGTGAACCAGGAGTAGAGGGGTAAAGATGCCATACGCAGATCCAACCAAGAGAGCAGAACGTGAGCGGTTTCGTAGTGCTGTACTCAAAGCTGTACGTGAGAAACCGTTAAGCATGAAAGAACTGTACCAAGCGTGCAAGCATCTTGAAGGTGTCACACAGGAAAACTTTAACATGCGAGTGGCCAAAATGGTTGGTTTAAAACACCTTGAAATGATCTTGTTAAAAACTAGAGACAAGTCGCGCAATCTTGAAAAGGTCTACGCACTTCCAAAAGGGCAATCAAAAGCGCTAAACGAAAAGTCGGACGAAAAGCCGCTTTTGTGCGATTACTGGCCCTTGGCTTACAGCCTGCCACAAGGAGAGGCTAGAAAGGTTCAAGGGGTGCGTTAATGGGCGCATTTGAACGTAATAAGGGCAGGCGGGGGCAGTCTGAATTTGCCAACGTGTTAACGGCTAGGGATTGGAAGGTTGACCCAATCACGGCAGGCGTTAAACGCGAGGACATTGTGGCAACCGATCCAGACGGGAACGCGTGGAGCGTTGAAGTCAAGAACACAACAGCCATAACCAGCGCACACAAGACGCAAGCAATGGCACAGGCAAAGCTTCGAGGATTACGTTGGATGCTTGCCAGCAAGATAGCCGGTACTCGTTTTTGGTTGGTGCAGCGGCAAGGCGTGAACCCGATAGTTTGGGAGGCGCATGGACAAGTTTAATTACCCTAACACCCCGAAACAATGGTGTACCAGTTGCATGATGAGCCGCCCAAAAGAGGGGGGAATGGAGCGCGTGCATAAAAGCGGATTAACCAAACGCTGGATTTGTGGATGGTGCGTAGACCGTGCCAAACAACGAAAAAAGGAGGCTGCATGACGTTAATCGAATGGGTGAGGCTGGAATATCCACGAGCAGGTTGGCATTTAGAGAATTGGGCCGACTACATGCACACAGGAGCAGTCGTCCAGGGCTACAAGCGCAAAGTATCGTTATTCGCCAGCGGTAACTCCCATTCGTTCGAGGATTTAACTGACGCGGTAGACAATCAAACGGCACGCGATGCAGACACGGTAATAGGCGACATGCCGCCGCGCCTAAGCTGTGCGCTGCATAACGTGTACCTGGCAAGCGTGTGGCGTTTTCGTGGGGATTTTGAAAGCGTGTTTAGGGAAGCTGTAGAGGATTTTTGGAGAAGAGCGGAAAAGAAGGGTTTAATTTAAATACAAAAATAATTATAAATAATGCTTGACAATTCTAAAAAATTCGCTAGAATCGCAACAACAGGGACTTTTGCGCCCTAAAGAAACGTAAAGCATCGCTCTAACTAGCGGGGCTTTTTGTTTTCTCACCCCTCCAAACCCGCTTCGGCGGGTATTTTTTTGCCCGGAGAAAACATGGCAAAATCAAAATCAAGCAAAGCACCCGGAAAAATGCCAGGCAAGGGCAGCAAGAAGGGTTGTTAATAGCTAATCGTTTACGCGAACACTAAACGCGGAGAGGTAGAACATGGCAGGAAAAAAAGGAATGCACACTAAAGTGCTAAACCCGGCAGCTGTAGAAAGAATCAGGGAAAGAATACAGGCCGACAGAATTATTAAAAAACTTGAGCATCATGTACTTGATGGCGATGAAATGACATCGACCCAAGTAACAGCCGCACTGGGCTTGTTAAAGAAGCGCGTACCTGATTTAGCGTCTGTCGAGGTCGCTAATAAAGACGGAGAAGAGTTTAAGACTGTTACCCGCTTGGTTAGGGAAATCGTAGACCCGGCTAAATGATACTTAAAATCCCGACGCCACGCGTGTTTGTGCCATTGCTGGCAGATGCGCGATATAAGGGCGCCTACGGCGGGCGCGGCTCTGGAAAGTCGCATTTCTTCGCGGAAATGTTAGTCGAACGCTGCTTAATGGCAAAGACTGACGCCGTGTGTGTGCGTGAGATTCAAAAATCATTAGCGCAGTCGGTCAAAAAATTGATCGAACTAAAAATAGAATCGCTTGGCGTGTCTGACCGCTTCCGCATACTGCAAACGCATATCGAATGCGATAACGGCGGCATGATTATCTTTCAGGGCATGCAGAATCATACGGCTGATTCTATCAAATCGCTGGAAGGTTACGACATTGCTTGGGTAGAGGAAGCACAAAGCCTGAGCCAGCGTAGCTTAGATTTACTTCGGCCAACTATCCGTAAAGATGGCTCTGAAATCTGGTTTAGCTGGAACCCAAACGAGAACACAGACCCGGTTGATGCTTTCTTACGCTGCGACAATCCACCGCCTGACTCTATCGTTGTCAAAGCAAATTATCGTGACAATCCCTGGTTTCCTGACGTACTCAAAGCAGAGGCGGAGTACGACCAAACAAGAGACCCGGACAAATTCGCGCATGTGTGGCTTGGCGAATACGTCAAAAACTCTGATAGCCGGGTATTTAAAAATTGGCGCATAGAAGATTTTGAAGCGCCTCCCGGTGCTGAGTTTAGGCTGGGCGCCGATTGGGGATTTGCGGTTGATCCTTCTGTATTACTACGTGCCAGAATCGAAGGCCGCAACCTCTATATAGACTATGAAGCATACATGGTTGGTTGTGAGATTGACCGGCTTCCTGACCTGTTTGACCGTGTGCCTGATTCGCGCAAATGGTTTATTACCGCCGACTCTGCCAGGCCAGAAACGATTAGCTACATGCGCAATCATGGCTATCCGAAGATTAATGCAGCGATTAAAGGCGCTAAGTCAATCGAGGAGGGTATCGAGTGGTTGCAAACCTTCGACATTATTGTACATCCACGCTGCAAGCACTTGATCGACGAGTTGACGCTTTACAGCTACAAGACAGAACCGCTTACCGGCGAGATATTGCCGGTTCTTGAAGATAAGAATAACCACTTGATAGACGCGCTGCGCTACGCTTGCGAAGGCGCAAGACGCGCTGTGCAAAACAAACCGAAACCGCAACCGCAACAAATAAAAGCGCCAATGCGTCCGGGCGCTTGGATGCGATAAATAATTTTTATGGGCAACGGTGCGAAGTTAGAAAAATACCGCGCTTATATCAAACGAACATAAGGCTAATTTATGACCAGTGAAGCGAAAGAAGAAAAGGCAGAAGTCGAAGCCGATCCGCTCCACGAAGCAAGAGAGCGTTATAAGACAGCCGTTGAAGCGTGGAAAGAAGATAGAAAGCGTTATATAGAAGATGTGAAATTTGCGGCTGGTGAACAGTGGCCAGATATTTACAAAGCAGACCGAGAGGCCGCTGGACGCCCTGTACTGGTTGTTGACAAGCTTGGACAGTACGTTCGTCAAGTCGTAAACGATTCTCGCCAATCTCGCCCAGGTATTAAGGTGCGCCCGTGCGACTCTATGGCAGATGTAGAGACGGCGGAAATCCTGCAAGGGCTATGCCGTCATATCGAAGAGCGTAGCAGCGCTGATATTGCGTATGACACAGGCTTGGAATGTGCTGTAAAAGGCGGCATGGGTTTCATACGGGTAATAACTGAATATGCCCATGATTCCACGTTTGAACAAGAGATTGCTATTAAGCGCGTGCGCAATCCGTTGTCTATTGCATTTGATCCTAATTGCAAGGAGCCCGACGGCTCAGATGCCAAATTCTGCTTTGTGCTTGAGGACTTGGAAAAAGAAGATTACGAAGCGTTGTATGGCGACGAAACCCCGGTAAATTGGGAAACAGACGCGACCCAATACGCCGGATGGGTAAGCGGTGACAAGATCAAGATTGCCGAGTATTACTATGTTGAAGAGCAGGAAAGCAACCTGCATTTGTTCTTTGACGGAACTACTGCAACAGATGAAGAAATAGACGCCGCAAAATCAGCAGGAATTCCTATCCCACCTATCAAGGAAACGCGCAACATCCCTATTAAAAAAGTGATGTGGTGCAAGATGAACGGCAAGGATTACCTAGAAAAACCGATTGAATGGCCTGGAAAATATATTCCTATCGTGCCAGTGTGGGGCAACGAGGAAGATATAGATGGTGAAGTGATCCACACTGGCATGATACACAATGCCAAGGGAGCGCAGCAGCTTTATAATTTCTCACGTTCTGCTTATGCAGAACGCGTTGCATTGACTCCAAAAGCACCTTATATCGCGGCATTCGGCCAAGTCGAGGATTACCCGGAATGGAGCGATGCGAACGAGCGTAATTATAGTGTTCTGCGCTATAACCCGACAGACGTAAACGGTACGCCTGTACCGCCGCCGCAACGTCAGCCCGCCTTTGATGTGCCAGCCGGATTTGCGCAGGATATGCAGCTTTCAGAGCATGATATTCAAGCTAGCCTTGGGATGTACGCTGCAAGCCTTGGGCAACCCAGTAACGAGAAGTCAGGCCGTGCAATTATGGCGCGGGAGCGTTCTGGTGATATGGCTACTTTCCATTATCACGATAATTTAGCGCGTGCCATTCGACAAGTTGGCCGGATTGTTGTGGATATGGCCCCCAGGATTTATGACACGGCGCGGCTAATCCGCATTGTTGGCCTGGATGGTCAGCCTAAAATGGTGCAAATCAACCCTAACCAGCCGCAAGCCTCATTGAAGCTTGGCGCTAAGTCTGTATATAACATTGGTATTGGTCGCTACGATGTGGCAGTCAGCACAGGCCCAAGTTACACCACACGCCGCCAAGAAGCCGCTGAAGCCATGATGCAAATGGTTCAAGGTAATCCGCAGATGATGGGGATCATGGGCGACTTGATGGTGAAAAATATGGATTGGCCTGGCTCTGATGAAATGGCCGAACGCTTGCGCTTGATGCTGCCGCCTCAAATTCAGCAAGCCGCGCAAAAGGACAACAACTTACCGCCGCCACAAGTGATCATGGCGCAAGCTCAACAAGCCATAAGCCAGCGTGATCAGCAATTGCAGCAAGCGCACCAGATTTTACAAGCCATGCAAGCCAAGTTGCAGGAAACCTTGCAGCGTGACCATGAGAAAAACGCAGAGCTGGCTATTCAAGCCAAAGAGCTGCAACTTAGCGAACGTGATACAGAGATCAAAGCGTATGACGCCGAAACCAAGCGCATGCAAGTATTAGCGCCTGCTTTCGCGTCAGAGCAAATTAAGACCATAGTTATACAAACGCTAACGGATATTTTGAGCACCCCAATGCGTGAAGAAGTAAACGAACCGCCGCCGAATATGATGATGCAAGAAGAACCGCCTCCGGGCGGTTTTTTTTCGCCCGAAGAACAGCCGCCTAGCGCGGCTTTTTTTTCGCCTGATGGAATGGTCAACGGCGCACCAGAAGCGCCGGAGGGTATGCAAGGAGTTTAGTAATGTCCGACGACATCCAAGCAGGGATGGAAGCAGCACCAGTTGAAGAAGTAATCACAGAAGCACCCGAAGCAGCAGAACCAGAAGCAAAAGAAGAAGCACCGAAGCCAAAAGACGATGACGATGCGCCCATACCTAAAGGCGTACAGAAGCGCATTGACCGGGCAGTAAGGCGGCAATACGAAGCCGAAGCAGAAGCGAAGTATTTGCGTGAGCAGTTGCAACGCACTGCGCAAGAAATGCGCCAAGAAATACAACAAACAGCGCCACAAGAGTCCGAAGCCCCGCGCATTGAACAGTTCCAGACATATGAAGATTTCTTGCGAGCGCAAGCCCGTTATGAAGCGAAGCGAGAAATCGAACAGACATTAATCGAGCACAACAAACGCTTGATGATGGAGAAAGCCCAGGCGGAACAAAGGAAAACCGCCGAGAGCTGGAGTCAAAAAGTAGCAAAAACCACGGCAGAACTGCCGGATTTCGCTGATGTAGTCGGCTCGTCAAGTGTACCCATGCCGGAACACGTCAAGCAGATGGTTCTAAACAGTGAGCAAGGCCCGAAGCTGGCCTATTACTTAGCAACCCATCCAGACGAAGCCGAACAGATTGCAAATCAGCATCCATTAGCCGCAATCCGCGCACTCGTGCGAATCGAGGACACCTTAGAGGCTGAGAAATCAGCCAAGAAAGCAACTGACGCGCCACCCCCTATCACTCCCGTTGGAACCAAGACAAAGAGTTCTAAAAGTCCGGCGGAAATGACCCAGGCGGAATTTAACGCGTGGCGCAAATCACACATTAAATCTAGACATTAGGAGCTAAAACATGGCTAATTCATTTGAAGTTACGACGCTTGTTGCAAAGGAAGCTTTGCGCATTGCACATGAAAAATTAACCTTCATCGGCACAGTAGATCGTCAGTATGACGATTCTTTTAAACAAACTGGGGCTAAACACGGTTCAACACTGAAAGTAAAAAGCCCTAACAGGTACACCCGCCGCACTGGTTCACGCGTCATGGATGTACAGGACACCACGGAAGTCAGTCAAACCATTACCGTTGCCACTCAGGACGGTGTGGATATGCGCTTTAACTCTGCCGAGTTGGTGCAATCCGTATCGAACGGAGCAGCTTTTGACGACCTGAGCAAAAACTATATTGAGCCTGCTATGTCGGTTCTGGTGTCGGGTATTGAGTCCGACTTTCTGGCGTATGCAACCAAAGCAACTTACAACTTGGTCGGCTCTGCTGGTACCGCTGTAACTACGCTGGTCACTCCTGGCCAAGCACGCGCCAAGATGAACGGAATGCTAGCTCCAAAGGATGCTCGCTGTGTTCAAATGGATTCCATTTCTATGGCTTCTTTGGTCGGCACTACTTTGGCAGGCTACCAGAACCCAGCAGCAGACTTGAGCAAGCAATATCGTGAAGGCTTCGTGGCACGCACTGCCATGGCTGACTTCTACGAGAATGAGCGCTGCTACAACTATACCGCTGGTTCTGACCATACCACTGTTACCACAACGGCCTCTGCTGCTGTAACGGATGGCGGTACTACTATCACCATTCAGAATGGTACAACGACTGTTGGTTCTGTATTCACGGTTGCCGGTGTGTATGCCTGCCATCCAGAAACCAAGCAGAGCTTGGGCTACCTCAAGCAGTTTGTTGTGACGGGTGGCACGTTGACCGGCGCACTGACCGTTAGCCCAGCCACTTACCTTACTGGAGCACTGCAAAACGTGTGCAGCTCTGCAAGTGCGCAATTGGCGACCACTGATTTTAATTCCCAAGTGGCTACCTTTGTCGGTGCTGACTCTGGTGTATACAGCCAATCCCTGATGTACCACCCGGAAGCGTTCCAATTCGTTACCGCTGACTTACCGCTGATGGATGACGCCAATAAGTGTGTACGCATGAATCAGGACGGTCTAAGCATTCGTGTGTGGCAAGCGTCTGACATTCGTAACGATGAACTGTTGATGCGTATCGATATCTTGTACGGCATGGCGGCGCTTCGCCCGCAGTGGGCATGCCGCATGATCGGCGCGGCTGCATCTTAATCAATAGAGGGGGAAACCCCTCTTTCTAATTTTTCTAGGAGAACAACATGGCTGCTCAAGATTACGAACAAGTCACTTATAACTCACCCGCAGGCGCTCAAATGGGCCAGTCGGCTACCGAGAAAATCGGCTTTTATGGTTCTACACCTGTCGTACAGCGTGCAAGCTCTGTACAAGCCGCTTCGGTAGTCTCTGCTGCTTCGTTTATTTCCGTATCTACCAATCTGTGTCTGTTTGCTGCCGAAGTTGCGGCAACGCTGACCGGCTTGGGGTTGTGGAAGGGCGGCGCTTAATTGACTAAGGGGAAGTTACTGCATGTTGGTTGCGGTGGCGACCCCTTACCCTATTTTTTGCAGGATTACGCAGAAACGCGACTAGACATAGACGATACACATAAGCCGGACATTCTGGCGAGTATGACGGATATGGGCGACATCGGAGAGTTTGATGCAATCCTATGTTCACACTCGCTGGAACATTTGCTACCGCATGATGTTGCGAAAGCTCTGACAGAGTTTGTGCGCGTGCTTAAACCTGGCGGGTTTTCGGTGATTTTCGTGCCGGATTTGGAAGGTGTGAAAGCTACGGAAGAACCGTTATTTGAAGCACCTTGCGGCACGATTACCGGTCTTGATTTGCTCTATGGTCTGCGTTCATTGCTGCATGTTATGCCGTATATGGCGCACAGAACTGGCTTCATAGCGAAAACGCTAGAACAAGCCGTACTCAATGCAGGATTTACTAAGGCAGTTACAACCCGATTGCCAAACTACAACTTAATGTGCGTGGGAGTGAAATGAGTAAAAAGGTTGTGTTTTGTATTCCTACCGTCAAGCGCCCGTATCAACAGACGCTAGACAGCCTGGAAGCATCCATTCCGTTGATTAAAGCGGCTGGATGGGATGAAGGCATGGTAAACGAAATTGGCAACCCATATATCAGCGCAGCACGCGCAACCATGCTTAGAAAAGCACTGGACGCCAAAGCAGATGTCATTATGTTTATTGACCACGATGTATCTTGGAAACCTCGAGACCTGCTGACATTGATCGAAACGCAAGGCGATGTTGTAGCGGGTACATACCGCTTCAAGGCGGATGAAATTAGCTTTATGGGTACAGTACAAACTGGCCCTATGGGTACGCCTCTAGTCCGTGAAGATGGCGCAATCAAAGCCAATACTGTACCCGCTGGATTTCTGAAAATAACTAAAGAAGCCGTAGACAAATTCATGAGCGCTTACCCTGAATTGTGCTACGGGCCGAAATATAACCAATCTGTTGACCTGTTCAATCATGGCGCACATGAGGGGCTGTGGTGGGGAGAAGATTACGCATTTAGCCGCCGCTGGTGCG